TTCCACCAGTTTGTAATATTCCATAGGGCTCAATTTCATAAACTCCCAAGGCTTCAAATTGAGTGGACCATACGCCGTACGCGAGGCCTTAGTTATCCATAAATTAAAAGAGGGGGCTGTATAGCCCCCCTCTAGTTTTTTGCTTCTACTGCCTCTGCTTCTACTTCAGATTGTGCTTTTTCGTCAGCTTCTTCAGGAAATAATGCATAGTACGCAGCCTTACCAAAGACCCCGCTACCAATTAACGCTTGAACGATTAATTCTACTAGGTCGCTATATTGAACCGTGCCTTCATCAAACAATTCTTGTAATTTATCTTGGTAATAGATATAATCACGTTTTTTGCCGTGTTGTTTCATACCAACAACGAATGCAGTAATAAGCTGATTAAATGTCATTGTGCCACTTTGTACAGCCTTAAAAATAGGTTCACCCCACAGCTGTTCAAGTTCAGCAATTCGACCAATCGTAAAATAAATTGTTTCGCCAGTATTAAATACATCACATGTGATTTTTTTCATGAGTGCGCACTCCTTAAATTAACTATAAATTATGGTTGTTTTAATTCGGACAATGGGCCTACGCCATTTAAACTGCCTTTATACGTTGCCACATCGTCATGTGGTGTGTTCATAGACAATTCTGTAATAGAGCAAATACCTGTCATATAGGCTTTGTTAGGATATTCAATCTTAATGTTGATAAGATCATCATTCAAGAATGCTTTTTCTAACAACTGCAACGATTCTTCGTTAGGCATGAGCAATGTTTCAAGGTCGATGGACCACTCTTTAAGGCCTGGGATAGTAGACTTCCAACCGTTAGTGCCTTTATGCGATGCATCGATGCTATCAGCCTTACGAGATACATCACCTGTACGCTGTCCGCCTAATAAAAGCCATTCAGCACCTGTTGTTTCGTCGGTGCCAGTATTAACATAAATCAAATAATTTTTACCGGCAGTAGGCATTGCAGCCTGTTGCGGTTTATAAAGTTTTTTCGCTGTAGCTGGTTGAGCTGGCATTAGTAGATACCTCCGTTTGTTTCTTCATTTAAATTAATAAGGCGAGCCACAAACCTGTACTGTGTGCCAATCAATGGCCGTACTGAATCATGGTCGCCTACTTTACTTGTACATTTAATATCGATGATTTGATAGCCGCTATCTTGCAAGATACACATATTGGAATTTAAACATCCACATTCATCACGCAGCTTAGTCATGATTTTTTCAAGTTTTGTTTCTAAATTTGCTATTAGTTCATATCCAACTGATAGGTCCGGGTCATCATTCCGTCCCCAAACTTCAATAAACAATTCCTGTTGCATTTCAGATTGCACAGAGTTATCTCCTGGCATCGTTTCTCCTCGAATAACCATAATAACTCCATGACTATCAATCTTAGCAGCCTGTGGGCGCATAGCGCCTAATATAACATTAAAATCATATCCGGAGCTAACAATGATACCTTTAATATGTTTAATTAACTCAAACCACATATTACCCCCTATAGATTTCAACAGAACGATATCCTTTGTACTCTGTAGGGTTACCTGTAAGCTGCTCCGGTGTTATTCGCGATTCCAATAATTTAATACGAGCTTCATAGTATTCTAATTTTTTAGAATAAAAGTCATCCGTCGAACCATTACTAGTATAACTTCCTGGTAAAGCATACGATTTATTAACGCAGACTTCTCGATAGATATATGCAAGGACTAATTCATCGATAGTAAAACTACGTATAACTTTATCCTTTGACACACCCAATCTATCCGCAAGTACATATAGCCATTGTTCTGCTTTGGATACAGCGGTCTCTGTTACCTCTTGCGTTAGCAATTCATCCCCTAATAGGTCGGCCATATCTTCAAAATTATATAGCATACAGTACTCCTTATATTTCAAAACTTAGCGTAATCTCATCTTTTACTAGCCCTTGTGCCACATCATCTAGTGCAATACCGGTATATCTGGAAAAAATACTAGTAATATTTGAGACATTATTCTGCAACGCTTCATACAAAAATGGATCTGGGGCAGTCCCAGGGTGAACCACTTTTCTAGCAAATATAAACCCATTACCGCCTTGTGGTACGAATCTCAATATCTTCTTAAAATGCGGCCGAATTACATGTGCTGGTGTCCCTGCATGTACAAAAGGGCCGTATTTAGCGACATCACTATCAATAAATACAACCCCTTGCATTCCACTATTAGAAATTCGATAATCAACAGCCTTTTCTAAATTCCCTGTTCTCGAGGTAAATCTATGTTTCTCCTGTGCAGTATCTCGAACTTCAATAGTACTTGCTTTTACTGCCTGACAAATACGCTTGTTGAAAATATCCTGGCTATTCATAGCAATTATTTTTTACCGGAACCCTTGCCGGAGGTTTTATCCTCAGGGCCCTCATCCTTAGGCTCTTTGTCCTCAGGATCTTTGTCCGGAGGATTTTCATCCTTAGGCTCTTTGTCAGCCTTTGGGGTTGTATTTTTAGGTTCCTTTACAGGTTTATCTTCCACAACTTCATAGCCGTGCTCTTTAAACCATTCAATGTGGTTAGCATCTTCGGTGAAGCCTTCACCATTCACAAATACAACTGAACCAGTTTGACCTGTATAATCAGGCACTGGAGATTTAATAATCGGCATAATTGACCTCCTTATTTAACCTTAATTTTACGGAATACGCCTGCTGCCTTAGATGCTTTTAATGCAACAGCGGCAACCATTTCGACCTCGCCTTTTTTAACTGCACCAGCATTGGTGAAGTCAGGCAACCACAAATTAACCACATTATCGCCAGCCAAAGAAACACCGTGGAAACCATCGAGGCCAAGGCGTGCGACATATAAAGAAGTTTCACCTTGACCATTAATACCTACCACAGGATCATTGCTACCAGCTTTGGCACCAAGGTCAACTAACGGTGTAATGCCGTAATATTCAACTTGTTGTCCGAATTCATTTAATTGAGTAGAGTACATCGCAGAACGTCTAGCTACTGCTCGAATTTTAGCAATCAATTTAGAGTTACCCATAATGGCAGATGGCGCACCATCCAAGCCTAAAAGGAATTCATCGAGTTGGTCTAAGAATGTCTTGTAGTTTGCATCAATAGCACCACTATCAGACAAATCAATAGCTGCTGTAGGTGTATATTCAGTAGAAGAACCTAAAAGCGCCTTGTCTAAACCATCAAATGCTTTAGCGTTGGTACCAGTATCGCCATTAATAACTGTGTCATTAAACAATGCAGTTGCAGCCTTGACCTTTTGCTCGATTTGTAATGTTACTTCATCAACAATACCGCCCATTTTAGCGATTACACGGTCGATTTCAAAGGATCCGCCAAATACTTTCAAATCAACAGTATGACGTTTACGAGTTACACTTTGAGGTGTGTATTCAGCATTAATATCACGGAAATCTGCAGTTGGTTGTGTTAATAATCGAGTATAACCATAGGTTAAAGTACCGCCACCGCCAGTAGGAGATACAGCATCATCAAATGTTAAGTTTTCAAATAAAAAAGACGATTTACGGAATTCATCAATAACTCCCATTTGTAATCGTCTTGTACGTTAAGTTTTGCTTCAGCTAATGTAATTGGCATTAGTTTATTCCTCCGTTATTAGAATTTATAAAATTTATTGGGCTTCAATAGCAGCCGCTACGGCCCCCTTTAAACCTACTGGCTTATTACTGCCAGAATTGTTGCTTCCTGCACCGCTTGTGCCTGAACCACTTCCGCGTTTTTGTACATCTTTAATTGCATAATCTTTACCTTTTAGCCATTCATCTACACAATCGTCAACAGTTCCGCTAGTACCATCAGGCTTAATATATCCATAAGTACCATCTTCGTTGACTTTGATGTTACCAACAATCAGCTTTGAAAATTCCTTAGGATCCATAGCGTTACGCTTCGTCAAAGAATCAACCACGGCTGCAGAAATTTCAGACTGTACACGTTGTGCATCAGCATTTTCTCTTGCTTTACGCTCGGCCTCTACAGAATCCTCCAGGGTTTTAATTCGTTGCTGCATAGCTACAATACCTGCATCATCTTTAATCCCTGTAGAGGTGATTTTTTCTAGCTTGCCTTGCGCATCAGCAAGCTCACGGTCGGCGACTTCTTTTGCCGCTTTTGCTGCTTTCGCCTCATCATTCTTGGCATTAAATTGACTCTTGGAAACGTAGTTTTCACCATAATCCTTAGTCACTGCCTCTGCTTGTTCCTCCGTTAACCCTAACTTAATTAGTTCCTCTTTTGTCATCTGTATGACCTCCTGTAAAATAAACTTTCCCTCTTCGCTTTATTTTCGTGAGCCACACCTCACGACTGCGGTCTTGTTCTTTTACGCCTGCAATACTAAAAAGGCAACAAAAAAGCACTTGCTTATGCAAGTGCTAGATCACCTATTATAAATTATTAAATTTCTCGAATCCCAGCTATTTCACTAGCAAATAATTCATATTCACCAACATCTATAGACGCTTCGTCTGGCTCATTATTTACGCCAGATGTATAACCCAATAATTTGCCTTTCATAGTATCTCCATCAACGAATATGACTTCAATATTTTCTGACTTGATTTCATCGTATCGTCTACGCAATTCTTTTTCTGTCATTTTCGTTCACTTCCCTTC